ACGTGGTTTGCGTTCCCTCTTGGGTTTTGCAGGCGCTGGCTCAGCCGCCACGGGCACAACTGGCTCTGGGACAGGTGCAACGGCCGCCGGTTCAGCTACAGGTTCCGCAACTGGCGCAGCCTTGCTGGCTGTCTTGGCTGCCCATTCCTCATCGCTCAAGAGATGCAAGCCCACGCACAAGCCAGTGTCGCTACGCCCACACCCACATGCCGCAGCGGCTGGTACAGCAGGTTGTGGTGTTTGGTCAACTATGATAACAGATTCCACAGAATCTAGTGCAGGCTGAGCTGGTGTTGGGGCTGTGCCTAACCACCAGTTCTTTAGGCGTTCAAATATTGTCATGTGTATTCCTTTGCAAAATGTATCTGTGCTTATTTAGGCTGTTTTTCCACAGTGGGTTTGAATTTTTTGGGTTCAGTCGGCTAAGATTCCACTGGATTAATCGTTTTGGCTCTGTCTGAGAATTTAACCAATCCATAGTAGTCAGATGCCTGATATGGATTGTTTGCATATGGCGTCATTTCATACCAACCAAAACGTGACATAAATGACACAACTGGTTCAAAGGTGTTTGGATCGATGATCACACCACTTGATGTAAGAGGAACATATGGGCAAAACACCACACCTGTATCCATGTTGTTGCCCAAATATCCCACCAGCACCGGATCATCTTCCAATGCCCAAGGATCCACATAAATTTTTATGCCCTTGTTTAGAAGTCCAGCGTACATGACACCAGATTGGTTCTTGGCAATCTCTGCTGGTGCAGGAGCGAACTCGCTGTGTGTTTTGAGGAACAACATGGCGGTGGGACTCACCACTGCCCAATTTCCTGCGCCGCGACGTGAGCGTTTGGCAATGGCAACTGACGTTCTGTGAATTGCAAACACCATCTGTTGTGCAGTCTTCATGGTGTTTTCATAATCCATCTTGATTGACAGCGTGTTCTTTTTGGCCAATTCACGCAAACGGCGCAAAATTTCACAGTCATGTTCGGCGGCGATCTCTTGAGCCAACGCTGACATAATTTCTGCTTCCACATCAATACCTTTTTGGGTGAAAATATCTTGCTGTGTAGCCTCAAAGGTCAAACGAGCTGCCAATTTGCGTGTCTTGGATTCCACAGTTTCTTTGGTAATTTGGAGACTCGTGCGGCCATCGCTGCCTGGAGATTTGGATGAACGATAGTTGTTACGCAACACAAACACCTGATCAACAGGGGCTTTCATGGGGCTGACTCCCACAATATCCCAAGCTATCATGCGAGGAACACTGTTGCGCACAACAGGCAATATGATTTTAGTCATGGTCAGGGTGGTGTGAGCCCCGGGGCTTTTATTTTCAAAATCTGCGGATTTGGTAATAAGCCGCGTATTTTCAAGCATAATTCCCAAAAAATCACGCTTGGATCTGTTCTCGGATCCATCTTTGTTTACGCCAAGGTCGTCACCTGCCAGCAAGGCTTCTTTGACAGGAGCCCACCCGGCGTCATCCCAAATGGTAGGCGCAGGTGTTTTTACCGTCTCGATAACAAGAGGCGTATCGCTTGTGGCCCGAACAAGATTGACAAAACACGCATGCAATCGTGTTTTGAGGGCAGTTTGGATTTTGATGAAAAAATTCATTTGGATTCCCTAACGGTTATGCGTCAAGGATAACCGAAGAGAATCTGTTATGTCAAATATTCGCTGATTTGCCTAAATCTGTAAACAATATAGCCAAGGGCATCACAGCGGCACAGTTTTTTACACACATACTGTGATATTCCGGGCTTAGTTCACAGCCTGTGAACTTTCTACCCAGCTTGAGTGCTTGCACACCTGTTGTGCCGGAACCTGCAAATGGATCAAGGACCATGTCACCAGGGTTGCTCCATGTCACAACATGGTCGTGAGCCATGGCATTGGGCATTTTGGCAGGATGGGCAATGCTCTTGCCCGGGCGTTCCTGTCCCGCAGTCTTCATGCGCCAGATATTAGTGCGCATGCCAAATTCCCCATAAACCTTGCGTTGGCCTCGTTCCTTCATGGTGCCGTCTTTTTGTCGCACGGTGTTCTTGCCAAATGTGCCCAACCTGGCATGATCAGGATCATCCATGCCGGTAATGGGCTTGTCCTTTATGGCATTGAATACTCGGGGAGTGCCACGGCTGAAAATAAACATATATTCCCAGATCTGGTGATACCTGTTGCTGCTGGGGTTGCTGAAATTGCCCTTCTCATAGATCATGGTGTCATGCAACCTAAAGCCTTGGTCCATGAATACCAAAGCTTGTCGCATACTGGTGCCGCTTTCGCTGCCCTTGATTACAGCATCAGCCACATTCCACATCACCACACCGCCGGGCACTGTGACCCGCCACAGCTCAGCACAAAGGCTGGAAAAATCCCAAGAGAAGCCTGTATAATCTCGCAAGGTGTCGTAAGGAGGGCTGGTCACTGTGAGATGCACACTTTGATCTGCAACATGCTCCTGCAGGGCTTGTACACAGTCGCCCAGATGCACTGTATATGGCAATGGGTCACTCATTCCATGAGCTCCAAGGATTTGTGCTGAGGTTGTTGTTGAAATACCGCTCGTCGTGGCTGACTTCTGCTCCCAACCAGGGAGGTGGCACCCACACTTCTGCCTCGTCACCCAGCTCTAATTCTGCTGTGACAAGCCCGGTGTTTTCACCGTGGAACTCATCCACATGCCATGTTTGATCCATGTATGTGACAAGGTATCGAGTCTTGACAATGTCGCGACGGCACAGGGTGCGCAAAACGAGACTATCACTCCAGGGTATTTCATACTCGTATTCCAGACGAGTGTATCCCTGGGTGGGTCCTTTGACCGTGATCCATGCCTGCTTGTTCAAATCGTCGGCTCTTACGCGCACGACGCTTTCGGGAGTGCAGCTCAGGTAGCCTTGGTAGAGACGACTGCGCGGTGTGGCATCAGTCCAGGGCGGATATTTGACCAAAAACTTGCGTTCGATTTCTGTTTTCATGAAAATGCCTACTGTAGGATCTAACTCTACAGTAGGCATTTTGTGTCGTCAAATTTATATAAATACGTTGTGGCTCACGGGACGGGAATCCCCAACCACTCTATGACACATAAGGAAATCACAGCATGTCTATTTACCCATCAGGATACTATGTTTACGCATATCTGCGTAAGAACAATCTCACACCATATTATATCGGCAAAGGCAAGGCAGACCGAGCCTGGGTCCAACACCGAGATGTAAAAAAGAAGAAAGGGGTATGGACTCCTATTGATCTATTACGAATTGTCATTATTTGTCAAGACTTGACTGAAATAGGAGCGTGTGCTATTGAAAGAAGTCTGATACGTTGGTATGGACGTAAAGATCTCGGGACCGGAATCCTTCGTAATAGAACCGATGGCGGGGACGGGACTGTTAATATAGTAAGAGACCAACTTTACAGGGATAAACTACGAAAAGCACGGTTAGGAAAAATATTCGATAGCACCTGGAGAGAAAATATTGGGAAAGCCCAACGTGGTAAAATACGAGGGCCTTCCAAACTCAAGGGGCAAAAACAACCAGCTATCAGTAAGGCATTGCTTGGTCGTACACAACCACAAGATATAAATGAAAAAAGATCACAGACTATGAAAAAGAAGCTTTGGTGGACAAACGGACAGAAAAATGTTCGAGTTGAACATAGCCCAGGACCAGAGTGGTATAGAGGGAAGACAACCTCTATACCACGTTGACTTTACACCAACATCAATTGCTCCGCCATGTCCTGCCAGTGGCTGTCGGTCTTGATGAAGGCAGCCATTTGCATCACAGTGCGAATACTAAGGACTCGCAAGCCTGCAATGTTGTCCTTGAGCCAGGCCATCATCTCCGTGGCCTGGCGCTTGTTGATGCCGTTGTCCTGCAGGAAATCCTCCTCAAACACAACCTGGTTGATGCGCACCATGACTTCTTTTTTCGAATGTACCTTGAGGTCAACGTAGAGGCTGCGGCTCAAGAGCGCCTCATAATGCGGCGCCATCTTGTTCTGCTTGCTGATCTCACGGGCAAAGTCGATGTTGGTAATAAACAGCACAGCGCCCTTGAATTCAAAGCTGCGGGGCACGCCTTCGTTTTCCAGGGCGCGGCTTTCTTTGGCCCAGCAAACTTTGCGGGTCTTGCCGGTGTCCAGGGCGTTCTTGAGGATGTTGAGCGCATCAAGATCGGCAAAAATGCTGTCGCAGTCGTCGATCAGCAACACGTTGCCGGGCTCGCTGCATTCAAACAGCATCTTGTAGAGCCCAATGGCACTCATGCTGCCCTTGACACTCTGCATCTTGATTTTGCCCTCAGCTTCGGCCCACGCCAAGTCGCGCTCTAAGAGGTGGGTTTTGCCGCAGCCCGGCGCCCCGCTAACGATGGCAGCCTTGATGTGGCCCAGCACAACACCGTGGCTGACCTTGCTCAGCACGGTGAAAACGCGGCGGATGCGGGCGTCGATCTGCTCGAAGGTTTCGGTGGTTTCGGTCTTGCGTGCGATACGGGCCATTTTCATCTCTCTCTGTGTCACTGTCTCTATAAACGCATATTAGCACGTCAGCTGGATACGTCAACCAAAATCACACAGTTTCTGAAACCTTTTCCACAGCGCGGCAGTTGCTGAGATAATCCCACGCCACGTTGCCGTCGTCCAGGCGCACACCCACACGGGTCACCTCACGGAGCGGGTTCACACCGCTGCGATAGAAGCCGTAGCTCTCCCGGCGCATCCA